CTGAACCTGCAAGCGACCGGACGCGGCCACTACCTCGTGCACGAGTCCAACGCAATCGCACCTGAGATGCTCAACGGTAGTGCACCGTTCATGTTGAAGTACAAGGGATCGTCGCCTCCGCAGTGGACCGCTGCGACGCCTTACAACGCGGCGCAGATGTCCGCGCTGACGATGTTCATCCAAGAGATGTACGACCTCAGTGGCGTCTCGCAGGCGTCGGCCACGAGCAAGAGCGCCCTCGGCGCCGGAGCATCCGGCATCGCGCTGGACACGCAGTACGACATCGATAGCGACCGCTTCCGCTTGCCGCAGAGCAACTACGCGCGGTACCGCCTAGACGGCGCACAGCGCTACCTCGACGCCGCGAAGCGCGTTGCTCGTCGGCGCGCCGAGAACAAGGGCAAGAAACGCAGCTTCGTCGCCGTGTCGTGGAAGGGCCGCGACGCGATCCAGCGCCTCGACTTCTCCAAGGTCGACATGGAAGAGGAGTCGTTCCGCCTCAAGATCGAGGCGGTCAACTTCATCCCGGACACCAAGGGCGGCAAGCTCAGCGTCGTCGAGCAACTACTCAAGTCCGGTGTCTATCCGCAGTGGATCGCGGCGACGTTGTTCGATGAGCCCGATCTGGTGCAAGCGAATCGCATCCTACTCGCCGACTTCAACTGCGCGCTGATGAAAATGGAGGACCTCGAGGACGAGGATCTTCCGATCCCGGTGCCGGAACCGTATGACGATCTGGACCTCGAGTTGAAGATCACGAACGCCTGGTACCACTGGATGAAGACCGACAAGGCGCCCGATGGGGTGCTCGACCGGTTCCGGCAGTACATGGACCTGCTCACCGACGCGATCGCGACCAAGAAGCAGAGCGCTGCTCCGCCTCCGATGCCTGCCGAGACCGTCGGCCCCGATGGGATGCCGATGGCGCCCGCTGAACTGCCCATGCCCGGAGGCGTCCCGCTGATGCCTACCGGTCCCGTACCCCCGCCGATGACCATCGGCGCCCAAGCCCCTCCAATGGTGACGTGATCCATGGCCGAAATCTCCGAGACCGTCTCTCCGTCCCTGCCGTCCAGCCTGCCGGGTGATTCTGGCTCGTCTGCATCCACGCCGACCTTCGTCGAGGAGGTCTCCTTCCTCGCGCCCGCTCGCCTGGCGAAGCCGACCACCAAGGCGCTCCTCGAAAAGCTCGATGCGCGCCGTTCGGATGATGCGGAGGATGGTGGAGACGATGACGACGAGCCGATTGAAGGCGACGAACCCATCGAAGGCGCAGTTGTGGATACGGAAACGCCCTCCGAGGAGGGGAAGCCGGATCCTGTGGCCGAGTACCGCGCCACCAATGAGCGGTTGGCGGCCAAGAATCGCGAACTGCTGGCCGAAAACGAGGCGTTCAAGAAGTCCACGACCAAGAAGGAGCTGGGCGCGCGCGAGAAAGCCCTCGTCGAGGCAGAATCGCTCTACCTGACCAAGCCGAATCTCGCCCTCCGGCGATTCCTGGCCACCGCGATCGGCGTGGATGACCCTCAGTCGCCCGAGGTGAGCAAGGAACTGTCCGGCCTCTACCAGGACCTCACGGAGCTGGAGCTCGAAGTTCCCGCCAGTGAGACGGCGCGCACGAATCGCGAAGCGGTGCGCATCCTCCACGCCATGAACCGCCAGAAGCGTGAGGCAGCCGAGGAGGCCGCGCGCGCTGCTGCGCCGGCGCCCGCCTCGAACGGCGAGACGGAACAGGCGACGCGCATGATCGCCGCCCATCTC